GTTGAGCCAATTCATTTGTTCCATGTCTGTGAGCTTGTTAGGCATGCCTTGTGGAAAGCGAGCAGGATCCACATAGTTTTCAAATCTCTGCTTGCCTATGAACGTGGCATAGAAGCCCGAGATGGCAGGTAAAAACACTGCGTAGTCTAGTTGTTTTTGTGTTAAATTATCCACGGAAGTAATTCACTGAGTTATATAGTTCGTAATCTAATTTGTAATGATCTTTGATATGATCCACATATTGTGTATTATTTAGAAAAGGTGCAAAGAACGATCGAAATTTTTTCCTAACGTCACTGCTGTCTGTTGTGTGTTGATAATCATAGCCTGCGTATCTATTATCAAATCCTTGATTCTTTAAGAATTGCTGAAAATATAATCTATAATCACTGTTACATTTAAAGAAAGTAATGCTTTTGGGATCAAGGCCCTCTATAAAGTATACTTGTTTTTCAGTATGATCGTCAAGAGTCACTTGATCCAAAACCAAATCGTAAAATGGTTTACGTGCTTCGTTTAAATCTAAATCTCGATGATAGAGAGCAAAATATTCACATACTCCACTGAGCCAGCGATCCAAGGGTTCTCGTAATACCACTATGGCATGTTTGTGAGTCATGTGGTCATAGTAGTAATTGTAAAACTCCCAACCCAAATCTTGTAAATTTGGCTTAGTCCAAGAACTTGCGTTCTTGGGAATATTCACATACATAAGGCTTGAATCGGCCTTACTCATACAAGTGCCAAAGGTATGCCCGCGTGGGCTCCAATATTGATGAAATAAAGACATTATTTTGTCTGTGCAGGAATAATGTAGTCGTATTCAATAAGACCACTGTCCACAGTGATTTTACTTGCACCCTCGTCACTCATTTTAAATGTTTTGTCACCAGGTAAGGCCAAGATGGCAAGTACTACACCAATCGGCCAATGCCATTGTGTTTTGGTAAAGCTACCAGCAACACCTGCAGAGAATACAAAATTACCTGCGTGAGTTGTTGGGTCACCAAAGTAAAATTTCAAGTCACCGTTTTCGGTCTTGGCAGTGAATGTAGTTTCTTCACTGTTGGCACTGGCTTGGTAGCGTAGGCGTTGTATATTGGCAGCAGTGGGCTCAAAGTCCACACCCCATTTGACTCCGCGAAATTTCACAGTCTTGAGTTTGTCATTGATCACATTGGCTTCCATGTAACGATAATCGTTCTTGAAGTCACCCACTTTGTTTTCAAAGTGTATACCGCAAGGCACTGTGTCGCCGTTGCTGTTTTTTTGTGTATTGATTGTGATCTTGGCATTTTCCCTATATTCGTCAATGCCCAGAATTGTTTTTAACTTGCCCAAGTTGGGCATGCCAAATGTGCCAATGAAGTCGGGATGTGCAGTTTTAAACTTGGCTTCAAGAATCACCGAGCGGTCTTCGCTGACACTGTTGATCAGTGTTTCTGTATCGGTTCCTGTGATCTTGATAAGGTCAATGTTGCCTAGTCCATTGGTATGTTGTACGATGTCTTTTAAATAGTCTTGCATGTATTCTCCTAAGTTGATTGATTATAACAAATATATTTAGACCTGTCAATGTTTTATTGATTATTACGTGCTAAAATTTTACCTAATACTTGGTGTGCCTTCACAGTGTGTAACTCACCTGGTTGCTTGATTTCTAACCAGCTGACATTGGGTTCAAAATCAAACTGTTCGCTTACTTGAAATCCTAGACTCTCACACACCGGAATCAAGAGACTCTTTGGCAAATAGGTTTGTGCAAAACTTTCCGCCATGCCAGCTCCGGCTGGAGTATCTCCATTGTTGTAACTGAATAAAAATACACCACCCGGACGCAGAATATAGCGCAACTGTTTTAGCACTTGAGTAATAGTGTCCAGGCTCACATAATTAAAATGTCCCCAGCTGAACACAAACGCAAACTGCCCACGCGGTAACGCATCAAGATTGTAATCCTTCAAGGGGTATTTTCTCAGTCGATTTTGATATGCTTGTGGAAATCTTGAATTGGTGCTTTCTAGGAATTCAGGAAACTGATCCATGATGTATAAGGGATCGGCAGCAACTAAAAATTGTGTCCACTCGCCATCTCTACAACCTATTTCCAAAGCCGGATAGCGCCAATTGGTGTGCAACAGTATACGTTGTTTGACCACTTGTTCAACATCTTCACGTAGATTTATTTTTCTAGCATTTCTAACATGTTCAAGTCCACCAAGACGTTCTTCTAATTCATAACTGTCGGCAAATAGTTTGTGTGCCAATTGGTTAATTTGAAGGTCTAGATCACGTATCAATTCGGCATGTGTGTCAACAGAATCATTGATCATTTGCACCAGCAGATTGCATTTGTCGGCACTGGCATCGAGCACATGTTGTTGCTCGCTGGTGGTGGCACTCACACGATTGTTGATATTAGTGATTTGTAACTGTAAATCTCGAATTGCGGCCACGGCAGGTGCAACATCAATTTCTTTAAGAGATTTTTTAAGACTAACCAAGTCATACAGTGCCATGGTTATTCCCAAACAAACAAAGTGTCAAAAGTGCTGCTGATATCGGTATTGGCTGTTATGTCCCAGTCCAACACACCCAACAAGTTTTCTACCTTTTGATTCACAATAGCACCTTCCATGGCACCGTTGTCAAAAGGCAAGTCCTTGAACCACTGCGGTATGTGCAACACATCAGTGGGATAGCCCACACTGCTATAGCCTAGTGGATTGTCTTTTAATTTACACACAATGGTTTTCATTCCATCCACAATAGCGGTACTGTAGTTGTCGCCATGCATGCGTTTTAGATTGTTCCAGTTCATTGCGGCTCGCACATGTCCGGGCATGTTGGCTTTGCCTAAGCGTTGTTCCTCTGCGGTGTACTTGGTTAGGTTGTTCACACGCTTGGGAGTGCCCTTTTCCCAAGCCGGACGATCCTTAAATAAAATCTTAAACTCTTTTACCTTTTCAATGATGGCTTCACGTTCAGCTCCGGTCAGCACATCCATCAAGATCTCACTGAGGAAGTTTTGTACCACTTTGGGAGTGTCACTTCGCTTAAGATCCAAGCCCATGGCCTTTACCTTGCCTGGTGATCCGTGTGTGTCTAGACGTTTGCCTTCTTTGTCTATGATGAGCACTGCATAGCGTTTCTTTTTAATAAACAAACCTTTTGATGCCACAAGCTCACGCCCTCCTTTGATAATAGCGCCCATCTCTCGCGGACAGTGAAACGCACGTTCCATAAATGCCGGGAATGATTCATTTACACTATCTGCAATGGTGTCATACAACTGTATGGCAATGTCCTTGTTCCATTCCATTTTACCAGCTTCAACGTCTTCTTTAACCATGGGCCAAGCTGAGAAGTAAACCGAATCAGTATCGCCGTATATGACAGCATCGCCCACGTGATCGTACCGGCCAGTTATTGCTTCATTGACATGGCCATCCATGTGGTGTGCAATTCCGCGTCCGGTAAGTGTCGTTGATTGACCAATACGCTTGTCAAAAAAACGACAACCAGGGTTGAGTAAAGCACCATATAAACTATTAAGATTAATTTTCTTAACCAATTGTCGCTTATCCCAATATGCTTTGTCTTCATCTGTTTCTGCCTCCTTAAGTTTCTTTTGCATTTCTTTACGTTCGGCATACCAACGTTCTAGCAACGCTGGTATAATACCTTTACGGTCATACTTGAATATGGTACCATTAGCACTCAAGGTCCAGGTCCGATTACTGTTAAAAACAATGTCCCAAACTTGCTTGGCACTGTGTACACTTTCCCTGCCATCTTCCCAGTCTATGGTAATCTCGGTACCAATTTCGCCAGCCATGACCGCAGTATATTCTAAACTGCCAAACAAGCCCTCCCATGCATCAGCAAAATTGCCTCCGTTCTCGCTCATCTTTTTCGAGATGTAGAGATCGGTCATGATGGGTCTCAACTGCCCGATAATGGTTTCTGGGCCCATGTTAAGGGCCCTAATAGCACTGGGGTAGAGCGAGTTGATGTCGATTGCCCCGATGTATTCGTGCATGCCTCTTTTGGGGTAAGCAACATAGGCACCTGCGGCTTGCGTTTGTTCTTTATCATCACGACCCTTTCTGTTAGGAACTACCATACCACGTTGATGAGCATCGTTAATAATCGCCTGCTCGGTCACTGCCACTGCACCCATTGTAGTGGCCAGCAATACTGTGTTATCATGTGCCAATTCGTTTGCAAGATCCAAGAAGCGCAGTTTCTTGTCAAACTTGGCAATCAGCATTGTGTCTTGTCGGTTATAGGTTATAAACTTGGGAAAGTCTTTGTTGTATAACTGATCCAGTGTTCCTTCATAGGGCGTTTTGCTCTCGCCCAGTTCGTATTCGGCAATAGCATCTAGGCTATAGCTGTGTCGTTCTTCGTATGTGTACTTGCGGTACAGTTGCATATAGTCCATGTGCACACGACCAATAAGGTCATATGTGATATTTTCGGCACCAAAGCGTTCAAATGTACGCTCTTTGGGCATCTGATTCCATAAACAAAAGCGTCTTAGGTCATCGCGACTCAAGGCACGCACAGTACGTCCAATGGTGTAGGGAATATCAAAGCCCTCACTGTTCCATCCACTTAAGATATCGGCATCTTGTATGATGTCGAGAAAAGTATTGATCATGTCCTCTTCACGCTCAAAGAGAAAACAATTGTCAAATTGACTGCATATTTCTTCTGCGCTTTCCCAGCTGATTGTTTTTGGTGGCACTACTAGTGTAACCAGTTTGTCTAGCCAATCCAGGTAAACAGAAAAAGCAGTGATTTTGTTAAAAGGATCGCTTGTGGGTGCATATCCTTTCTCGGGATCAAAGTCCACCTCAATGTCAAAAAATGCAGTTTGTAATCGAGGGGATTCGGCGCCCAAGTAGTTGGATTCAAGACAACGAAATATGGGATTGATATCACTTTCCCATAAACGTTTGCCAGAATTTATTTTTAGTTCTTTGTGATACTCTTTACTGTTTCTAGTATGGAATCTCGAAACTGGAGTATCAAAGATGGTGCGGTGTTTGCCTTTGGGATCATCGTAGTAGAAAATATACTCGGCAGCGTATTCCTTGTATACACGATTACCATCTACACGCTCAACAACATGTATTCTATCTTTTGCTCGATCAAAAAGAGCGTCAACATAACTCATATCTTTTCCTTATGTAATTTTGAGCTTACACATACTCTGCATGTTGGTATAGCCAACGACTCTAACTAATACTTATCATTCTTATGAGGCCAATGCTGTCAATTGTTATCAAAAACACTGCATTGGCCATGAGTCCAAAACTGCCACGTGTGTAGCAACTCCATGCACTGGCGCAACATCCCGATATAAAAATCACATACAAGGGTATGATGGGAATGTTGGGTGCTGTAACGGCAAACATTATGGCACTGACCACACTACAACTCCAAGCAAATGCCTCGGCACAAAAACGTAGGGGATTGCTGCGCCAATCGCGTTTGATATATTCGGTGATGTGTTTGATCATGTGCTCAAGTTCTTCCAGTATTGTACACTATTTGCACTGTATGCGTCAAGTCGAGTTCTATTGTAAACTGCTTCAGTTGACAAATGATAAGCCAGTGTATCGTATATGGCTTGGCCTGTACGTATCAATGCACCTGTATGCTTGTGATACTCACTCCAAGCATAAGCACCATCAAGCACCACTGGCATGAATTGCAAACACTCTAGTACGGCTAGGCCCGGGCATTCGTTACGACTGGGAATATAGGCCACACGATGTTCGCCCATTAATGCATACATTTCCTGTTGTTGAGCCAACCCAAATGTGTACACATCTGCGCCTGCAAACAATTCTGCATCGGGCTCGTGTGTGATCACTGTGGGTGTCACCGCCAATTGGCGTGCCATTGCTATAAACTCACGTGCACCTTTACGTTCAGTGGCATCGCCAATGTACAACAAGCCTCGAGTTTTTTCTTTTTTGACTGCGCCTGTGACTGTAAATGGACTGGGTGTGTATACGGGACGTCGAGGGTTTACATACGTGCTTGGAACAGTCAATCCCGTGCGCCAATTGGTATTTGCTACAACTAATTTTTGTAAATGCAAATAGTCATCGTCTAAGAAACTGTAACGTGCAACCGGAGTAAGTACATCACTTTCATGTTGTACAAATATGCCATCGGCATAAAAGTCAGATGCAGCATAATAACTGTGTAAGTCGTGTGCCACCACCAAGTCTGCCATTAACTGATATTGCTGATACAATTGATACATTTGATCAATAACGGCATTGTCAGGTTGCAACCAAACATGTCCATCACGCATGTTAGGTGCATAAGTACTGACTTCGTTTAAGTAAATAACAGTATCTGCACGAATAGTCTGTGTAGGCTTGGCATCAGTGACAAAAACAGTTCGATGCCCCATGCTCTTTTGTAAATCCAAAACCGCATTGATATAGCGCACTATGCCATTGGGACGCACAAGGATGCTACTGCAAGTATGGATAATGGTTTTCAAAGTGTTTTGCCAACAGTTTCTAAAATAGTGTTCAGCTCGTCGTGATCGCGATTGGTTTCGCCTAGTCTAGCTTTGTGTGCAATTTTGATTGCCTTCTTTAATGTACCGGGTTTGATTTCTAATTCTTCGGCTATGGCCTTGACAGTGTCATTAAGTCCGGCGTTGAGATCTTCCACTTCCTGCATCACCTGCATGCCTTCGTTGATCAGTTGTGTTAGTTTGATTTTTGCATCGCCATTGAATGTACGGTTGTAATCGCTCATGTGTTCTCCTAAAACCTTATTATATACAGAGACACTGCAAAGAGCAATGGGCAATTAGCCTTTATAGTCTAGCAATAACTCCAAAGTGTCTTGATATACCTTGGGATCTTTGAGTGTTGTTCCTACCCAATTCTCATCATAGTACACCGGGATATCTTCAATTATGCGTTTGATACCGTTCTTTTTGGTTGACGATATTGATGCCACTTTGTTTTTGCTATCAAAGTAGTTTTGGTTTTTATCAAATCCACGTATGTAGTTTTTGAAATAGTACTTGTACATGAACTTGGTGCCAGTTTCGTCAAGAAATATATTTTGTCTATGCTGATAGAACCAACGTTGCAAATAGTCGGCATGTAGAAAAATGTTATCAAAATAAATCTGTGTGTTTGCAGGCGAGATGGGTCTAGAGTGGTCCTGCCTGATAATGGGCGAGTTGAACGGGAACCACAAAAAGCACTCCCAGCGTAGATTCAATCCAGTCCAGAAAAACCAATCGGCTATGGTCTCGATGTCGTCAGGAGCGGTGGCAGTGATATTTTCAGTCACCTTGTCCACATACCATTTGGAAGTGGTGGTATAGCCCTCAGTGAAATGGCAACGATACAACAACAACATGTTTTTTCTAAAGGGCAAACGATGTCGTCCATCATCCATG